AGTTGAAGAAGGTATTTTTTCTTCTTTGATGTAATGACAATAGTTTCTTCGTTATACTGACTAATCTTATATCTTTTACTATCAAAGGGAACACTCTTATCTAACGTGCTGGCTGCTTCCTTGATAAGGATATGAACGTCTTGTTGGAAGTCAGTTGTAAATTTGTGAAAGGGTATAGACATATTCCCCTTCTTTAATTCTATGTATCTAATGTCAATCATCTTCTATTTGTTTTTCTAACATAACATATACCATATCATAGTCAATATGTCCATAAGGTAATTCTTGGTAGGTTATTTCACTTATTCCTTCCATCATCATTTCTTTCTTTATTTCAAATTCTACTGGTGATATATTCTCCCAATCTTCTATTGGACCGAATATATCATCTATAACTGCCAGAAATAAGTGTTTATAATTTGTATGTGAATAGTTTATATCCAAGAATATAATAACAGATGATATAAAGTCCTTAAATCCTATTTCTTCTTCATAATCATAGAATTCGTTAAATTCGGGTGTATCTAATACTGAATACAAATTTACTTTCTTTGTTTCCAAATCAGTAATTATATTATCCAGTAATTTATTCATATCTTCTGGTAATCTTATTGCCATACTATTTAATATAATTTCTGTTATTATAAGCCGACTTTCTTATTCCAAGAAGTAATATCATCTTTTAGGTCAAAAGTCAAGTCCCCCCAGCCCCCCATAGTCAAAACTACGTTAGGTGGTTAGGACCCGACCTAAAAGAAAACATCTTTTGAGGCTCACAACGCTCACAAGTCCCGAGAAGGAGCTGGCGTGATTTAACGGAAGAAATAAGTTTTAGATATTCTTACTTCTTGTCTTGGAAGGTAGTATAGTCGGCAAACACCTTTAATCCAATCTTATAACAATAAATACGAACAAAAACAAAAAAGTCAAATAAGTTTTTCAAATCTTTTTTTAGTTCCCCTATCAACTGACTTTTGATGATACTGGTGGTGTAGATGGGTGAAAAGCCCATCTACACACTTCATACCAAATTCCCTAAACATCTTTACCTTACCTTTTTCAACTTCTATTTCAAAGTCATAACTGGTATAAATCTTTGTAGGTTCCGTAGATACAAATGAAGGGGGTAATGTTAGGTAGTTATAATTGGGTATGTAGAATACGTCCATCTTTATTCCCATTTCCATAGCACACTTGATACTATAATCCAACAAATCAACAATAAGTTCTGGCATATAGTCCCCACTATAAAAGATGTCCATATCCCTTGCTTGTTCCTTGTCAATCAAAGACCCAAACAAATAACAATCAAATTCCTTGAAATTCTCGTTTTGACGGACTTTCTCTAACCAAATGGGTATATGTGTCCTTGAAGCATTAGAAAGTGGTTGTAATGTCTTATTTTTACCTTTTCTGTAATAGTATGGGAAACGTTCAATCATAATAAAAAGAAAAAAAGGGGGGACACTATGAAACGACTATACAGAGAAATAAGGACTAAAAAAAAAAATAAATCCAATTACGTATAAATGACAAGAAGTATCCTTATTCCCTTTGAAAAGTGTTCCCCCCCATTTACATAATATAAAAAAAAATATATTATTCAATAATTATAAATAATATGGAAAAAATATGTAAATCTTGTAATGAACTAAAACCCTTGACGGAATATTATATCTGTAATGATTGTAAAGGGGGTAAGACCCGAATATGTAAAATTTGTTATAACAACAAATACAACCAAAAAAATAATGAAAGAAGAAAAGAAAAAAGAACAAGAGCCCAAAGTGATAGTGAAATTGCGATGATAATGCTAAATAATCTTGGATATACCACAGACAATCCAGATTACCCCGTTGCCAAGCAGTTCCACTTGAAACACGGGTTTCCATATAAAAAATAAGGGGATACAATCCCCTTATAAAATCAAACTAATTGGAGCATTATTAGATTACTGATTTTTGGCTCTTATCCAACCACAGATACGTTCTGCGGTCTTAACCGAATATCCCCTATTCTGTTGGTCTTCAATACATTTTGACCAGGGATACGAAGCGAATTTTTCATTATCCCAATTTGATATACAGATTGCGATAGATTGGTCTTTTGGATATTCACCCGATATTTGACTAATACATCTACTTACATACGTAGATTTGTTTTCACCCGATTTTGGACTTGGTATTGGCATCTTATTTTTGACTAAACTTTTCCAAAGCTGTTATACCCATACCTGCGGCAACTAAATACAACATACCATCGTAAATAAAGGGTTTTAAGGGTATATCTAAAAAGATATTACAGATATATCCAATAGATAATAAAACGAAGGCACAGAGGGTTATAACACGTTTTGATGATACACCTTCCATATCACCACCACTCAACATTTTCTTAAAAAATTCTTTCATTTGTTTTTATTTTTATTTTTAAATCTATCGTAAATTCTTATGAGGTTTATTATTAGTCCCGTTATTAAAAGTAATAAAGTCAATTCTCCTTGAAATTTCATTAGGTATGCGAATACCCCGCTTAATGTTAAAGTATTACCTGCCAGTTCTTTTGTTTCCATATTACCAACAACAATTATTAGGATTAGTAGGGTCCGTATAAACGGGAAGACCAGAACTCCAATATCTATAAGGTCTTCTTGGTCCATTTGGTATATGAACACCCGAATAGTAATTTACTGATGACTTCGGCATACCATCACCAGCGTTGTATTGGAAATATAACGGGAAATCACCTTGACGATATACCATATAATCTTGTAGGCGTTGTGAATAAAATTCGTATCTTTGCTGATGGATATTGCGAAGGTATGACATATCACTTTTATCAACAGCTTTTGAATTTGGACTTTCACCAACAGATAATGACTTATTCATCATACGCATATAAATTACTGGTAATGCTTCATACACGGCTCTCCATAAAAGATATGGACCGATGTAATCTTCCAATAAGGTTGTTTCAGCTGCGGTTAAAGTCCCGTTCTGTGCCGCATCTAATATATGTTGGTAGAAAAGGGTCCCAACCAGGGTTTGGAGGCCTATTTCTTGACTTATCTGTATGTTTGGTAAAAGGATTTCTTCGTCTAAATTGGAATTTACGCTGGTAAAACTTTTGACCTTTTCAGCACTAACTAATAATACACCTAAACTCATATTCCTACTTTTTCTTCTACGCCAGGGACGATTTCTGTTTCACCTTCAAACATTTCGTTCTGGACGATTGTAATTTTATGGACTTCACCAGTTTTATAAAATAATAACTTTTCAAACTCACGGATAAGGAATTGTTGTTTTGGAGCAATAACTGAACGTAAGAAGTGTTCATAACCTTCAATAATTTCTTGTTTGCTTCCAAGTTGTCCCGCCGTTTTTATGCCCAATAAATCTGGCTTGGTAATGCCGTGAGATGTTAAAATTTTTGTCTGTATAATCTCGTTTAATGAATTGAACAAGTCAGCATTATTGTTAGGTGCTATACTTGTAATTGTGGGCTCTGCTTCCTTACTATCTGCGAAATTAAGGAACATCTTACCAGCGTTATTTGATGATGAATAAATGTCTTCAAATTGTCTAAAAATCATTTCACGTTCTTCATCACCTGGAACCCCATTATTTAGTGAAATAAATAATGAAGGGAAATACCCGTTTTGGATATTATTTAACTCAAAATTCATTATTTCAATATCTATTTGAACGGGGATACGACCACCAATCCAAGATGGAAGTGGGTAATACTTTTGGTTAGGTTGATATTGGAAAGAATAGAATACTTGACTATCACCTTCACCACGTAAGTTAAACGATGGAATTTCTATTGGTTTGTATTTCTGTATATTTGTCCAACCAGCAGAATACCAATATTCCTTTACGAAATCAAAGTCATCTACCTTACCACTTCTAATCTTACTGAAATCTATATGGTAGAAATCGGCTATACCTTCACCATCACGTCTTTTTATTGTGTTTAATGAAATACCATTATGGATTGCGAAATCCACGGCTGTCTTCTTAAATACGTCATATAAAGTTTCGGTTGAATTTACCATCATAAATCCTTCCTTTCCATCTATTAGAAGGTTTTTACCGACAATACCATTTATAACAGCATTTAAACACGCTCTGTTTATAGAAGAAAAATTATACATATCTATACTATGTTGGGGTTGTAAATTATCTTCCCCATATAACACATAAGGTTTTGATACGATTTTCTCTTCAAAACTTGGAATATAAGCTGGTATTCCAAATTCATATATCTTAAATTTATCGTTTTGTTCCTTCATACTCTATAATATAATTTTTTGTCTTTTTAACCTTTTTTAATATGTGTTTCTACCTAATGTAGTTTGGAAAGTGTTTATTATATTACTATAACTTATCATTTCACT